TTATTAAATAGTATAAGTAGTGTAAAGGGAGTCATGGCAAATGCTGCGGCACTCAGGGCTTCTACCCCTGCTCACCCTGCTAGCATTTCCATTCTCAAGTCATCCAGCGACCTAATAATCGCTGGCTACGCATCTGTTGAGATGGTAGACAAACAAGGTGACTTAATCACTCGTGGCGCACTGAAAGATGCCTTTGGTAACTTTATGAAAGCACAGTCATTCCGCAATGTGCAACTAGCGCATTCAAACATTCAGGTTGGTGAAGTAATCAAGTCTTACACCGACTCTGATGGCAGACTATGGAAGTCCGGTGTCGATGACGCTGGCATGTTCGTTGTCATCCAACTAAGAGATGACATCGAGAAGGCTCGTGAAGTAGCCAATGAGATTCGCAAAGGTAACCTAACAGGGTTCAGCATCGGTGGACAGGCGTTTAAGCGCATTAACAAAGCAGATGCAAAGCATGGAGACTATACAGAAATCTCCAAGTTAGAACTACATGAAGTTACTATTTGTGAAAAAGGGATTAATCCCGAAGCATCCTTTAGAATACTAAAGGAGGACACAACTATGACAAACGAAATAGATGCATTAGGTGAATTATCTTCAGTAATTGACCGCCTATCTAAGCAGTTGGACGACATGGATAAAGAGGAAGATCTTGAAAAGAAAGTTCCCTTTATGGATGACGAAGAAGGCGAAGAAGGCGAAGAAGACGAAGAAGAAGAAGAACTTGAAGAGTTACTTGAAGGTGGCAAACCTAAACATAAGAAACAACCAATGGACGCCCCGATGGGCGACCAACTAGATTTAGCCGAGGACGACGATATGGCAGATAAAAAAGAGAAAAAAGATGAAAAAGATGATGATGAAAAGAAGATGTACAAGGATGACACAAAGAAGTCAGAGTACAGCGATGTCATTACTAGCGAATACCTAGACTGGATGGAAAACACCCTAAAGTCTGCAGGTGTTGACACTGGTGCTGCTCGCTCTCACTTTGATGGTGTTTCCAAGGCTAACCTTGGTAGCACCCCTGAGCAATTCCCTGAAACACAGATGAACGGACAAGTAGCAGGTAGAGCAACCGAAGGTGGCTCACCGGGTACAAATGCTCTAGGGGCATCAGGATTAGGTAGCGGCTCTGTCGCAAAATCTTACCTGAACCCTGAGACTGTCACTGCAACTGAAATTGAAGAAGCATATGCAGTCTTCAAAGCAGCAGCAACAGAGCAGCAGTTCAAGAACAACTTAAACGATGTTTTCAGTGAGCGCCTTACTAAGGAACTTACTTCAGAAGCACAGAACCGTGCAGCAGCAGAGTTTGATGCTCGTGGCCCACTCTCAAGTATCGAGAAGGCAATTTCACAACTAAGTGACAGAATTGACAATATCAGTTCTAGCACATCTGCGGAAATCCGCAAATCAACAAACCACTCCACCGTAGACATACCATCTACAGAGGAATTAGCAAACATGTCTTGGGACGAAGTACACAGTCTCGCAGGGACGGTTTGGAACTGAATGGAGGAATGAATAATGGCACGAAATTATACACGAACAGTACAGGACATGGAGCGCTACTACTATGGCGCAGGGACTAACATGGGATTCGGTTACTCCGGTAGCGAACTTCTCAAAGCAGATGCACCAATGTTGAGCACAACCGCTGGAACATACCAAGCGATCTACGGACGCAAAGTATGGTCTCAGTTGAACCAAGAATTTAACGCATTCTCAATTCTTCCTAAGAAGCCTTGGGACCGCAGTGGATGGAGAGTCGTCACTGCAAAGCCTTCGACAGCAGTCGGTGGCGGAATTGCAGAGAACGGCACACTGCCTGACACTACAAAGCCTACATTCCAAAATGTTGCAGCAAAGCCTAAGACAATCGCACACTCGTTCGATATGTCCGAGGTTGCAATCTTCTTGAATGACAAGGATGACGGACTTGGCGACATACGCTCTGTCCTAAAGGAAGAGATGGGTAAGCACCACGCTGAGCACATCAACCAAATGCTAACACAGGATGTAGACACACCTGCAGGTAACGACATCGAGTCTTTGGACCGTGTTACAGTCGGTTCAATCGAAGGAAGCGGTACAACTGCTGACACAATGAACTTTTCCGGTGACGGTACTGCATACGGTGCTGCTGGCGATGAAGACATCTACAGTATTGACCGAAGCGCAAACTCGTGGTCAGAGGCAGAAGTTAGTACAAGTGGTAGCGATTCAACAAACCGTGTTCTAAGCCTTGACCATTTGGACCTACTCTTCCAAAAGATTTGGCAAAGAGGAGGTAACCCTAAGTGTATTCTGACTGGATATGACACTCTAATGCGTATTCAGCAACTTCTACAGTCTCAACAGAGATTCATGGAAGAGAAGAGAGTTGTACCAACTTACAACGGTGTTAAGGGTGTACCGGGTGTTGAGGCTGGATTTATAGTCGCAACATACAATGGTGTCCCAATCATCCCATCTAAGGATGTAACACAGGACGGTATCAGCAGAATTTACATGCTTGACACTGATTATCTATACTACAGTACTGCGAAACCTACTCAATACTTTGAGTCCGGTATCGAGACTGGCGATCCATTCGCAATTAACAGACTAGGACAGGAAGGACTTTACCGCACAATGGGTGAAGTTTGGACTACTTTCTTTGGAGGTCAGGGTTCAATCCGAGACTTGTCTTGAGGTTAACTGTGATAAATAATAGGAGATGAAAAAATATGGCAACAACAATGACACACAGAGGCATAACATATGCACAGAATGGCACTGGAACTACAACCATGAACCTTGATTTACAACTTCAAGGTGGAGTAGACCAAGACGAAACTGCGTGGTTAGACGGTAACTCCGGCGGTTCTTACCCCGGTACTCTTACCGGATTCAACGCTAACAACGCTGATGGTAGTGGAGTACGAAATCCAAGACTAGTCATGCTTACTTTGAATGCAGCAGTAGCAGATACAAACACACTTACTCTTTCAGGAGAGGTAACCAAAATTGTATCATTCGTAGCACAAAGAGCAGACGCAACAGCGAATGTAGCGATTACACACACCAGTGACCTAGTATTGACTTTCGATATGGAAGCAACTGCTGATGGTACCACTGATGATTTAACTGCAATGGAACTTTGGTTAGTATTGGCTTGAGGTGATTCAACTTGCCTACAGTAACCTTTCTAGGTCCAATGATGTACCGTCGTAGGACGGACCTGTCGGGCCAATGGATTAGGGGAGAACCCGTCGAAGTTAGCCAAGAATGGTTAAATCACCAAAGGAATAGACTGTTATCACAATACTTCCGAATAGAGGGAGATGCTGGAGTAACAGTCGATGCCGGTAATGATGGAATACCTGACAGTGGCTGGACTAAGAAGGACATAGGTGCATGGCTTAAAGGAAAAGGCGAGGCTGTGAGTGGATATACTACCAAGAGCAAATTGCTCGACATGGTAAAAACCACTCTCAGTCCGCCTGCTCCTGAGCCGGAGCCTGTAGTCGAAGAAGTCTTGGTCGAAGAGACTATAATCGAAGACCCAGTGGATGAATCATCAGGAGATGAATAATCATGGCTATAACAACTGACACAAGACCACATGTAATTGGTGACTTGGTAGTAATAACAGGAACATTTGCAAACGGCGATACTATTGCAGTAGATCTTTCTTCACACCTTTCAAAGATTATATTCTTTGCATGTAATGAAGCAGACGCTACAGCAAGAGCAATGGTGACTTCCATTAACGGCACAACAGCACATGCTACAGAAGCAGGCGCTGGCGGCGGTACTTGGATGGCAATAGGAACTCGTTGAGGTGATGAACCTTGGCAGTGACATTTGACAAAAGACCAATTTACCTCGGTGACAGAATTATTCTAACAGCAGAGTATACTGCTTCAGAAACGGATGTGGCAGCGTCACTTCCAATCAAAGTGCCCGGTATGTTGATAGATGCGATAATTGTAATGAATACTGAAGCGCCTACCAATGTTAACATGCTAACAGCAGGTAACATGAATACGGCGACTCAGGCTATTCTTGGTATTGACAGAAGGTCATTCACTGTACTAGGCGGAGGCTCAAATTTCGGCACAGACAATGGTGCTGGCAAGTTGATGATTTATGGGAGGAGAGCATAATGGCAGTAGTTTTTGAAACGAGACCAGTAAATCTCGGAGACCAAGTTATGATTAGAGGCACATACGCTGCTTCTGACACTACTATAGACCTAAGCCCTTACATGAGGATAGTTGATAGCGTACAGTTAATGTTACCAACAGGGACTGCCACTCCAGTCACATCTATAGGATGCGATGACGAAGCAGGTGGTAGTGTGAATAAAAATGTTCCAACACCTGATGGCTGCCACATAACAGGAACAGGCGGCACATCAGTTACATTATTCGGTGGAGCAGTGGGTGGCGGCGCTGCGGCGGCAGGCCACTTCATAGCAAT